AATTATTTGATGCAGTGGGTATTTGTGTATTATATATACAATTGGCACTTAAATCCATAAGATTATTGAATTGTTGTATGTTACCTAAAGTAATTGTAGTATCCAATGTATCTAATGTATCTAATTCAATTGAATGTATTTTTTCTGCTATGGCTAATTTCTTTTTATTATTCCGTGAGTCAATATTAAAGAACTCTCTATGCTCGCTATTTTCAATGTTATATAAGAATTCATTGTTTTTATGAAAGAAATCGTTTTCATTTAAATAATCGATGTCATCTACCATATTATAATTGAATTTTCCCTGAATACCTAGATAAGAACCATAATAGTCAATGGAATTTATAGAATTATAATGATGTAATAATTGACTAGACAAGTAAGTAAAAAAAGAATCTACATAAGCACTGTTATTTTTATCAAGTAGTTTAGGAAAACAACTATTTGAATTATCATCAAATTTCGGCAATTTAGTTAGATCGTTAGTAGAGCAATCATATTTACCTGTCAATACTTTCAATGGGTCAAGTAGTGGAGAAAATTTACTGAAAGCCTCTTTCTCAATAGTATTATTTGATTGGTCAATCACTCCAGCCAATAAAGAATTGTGATCTTGTATCTGTTTTATAGATTGTAAACTATACTTTTGATTTAGATTAATACTATTGTAATTTGTTGAATTTAATGAGAAAAAATTATCGTAAATAGGTACATAATTTTGCAAATCACGAATTTCAAAATCCGATTTCTCTAAAGCTTGAAATAATTCCTCATTATTTGTTTTTCGATAATACAGGGAAAATGCCATTCTTTATTATGGATAAAGTAAAATAAAGGAATATTTAAACTAATTTCGTTGTGTAGTATTTATTTTTTTCTATTTAGAGATTACTTATGACATTAGATTTAAAAAAATTCGATATGAAAAACATTAGCTTCCGACCAGATGAAAATAAAGGCCCGGTTGTTGTTTTGATTGGTCGAAGAGACACGGGAAAAAGTTTTTTAGTGAGAGATTTATTATATCATCATCAAGATATTCCAATAGGAACAGTTATTTCTGGTACAGAGGCAGGTAATGGTTTCTTTTCAGCACATGTTCCAAAATTATTTATTCACGATGAGTATAATACAGCCATTATAGAAAATATATTGAAGCGGCAGAAAACCGTGTTAAAACAAGTTCAAAAAGAAATGGAGGCTTATAAGCGGACGAATATAGATCCGAGGGCATTTGTTATTCTAGATGATTGTTTGTATGATAATAAATGGACAAAAGACAAAATGATGAGACTGCTTTTTATGAATGGTCGGCATTGGAAAATTATGCTGATTATTACGATGCAATATCCGTTAGGTATACCACCAAATTTAAGAACAAATATAGATTATGTATTTATCCTGAGGGAACCATATATTGCTAATCGAAAACGTATATGGGAAAATTATGCTGGTATGTTTCCCACATTTGAGTCATTTTGCCAAGTTATGGACCAATGTACTGAGAATTTTGAATGTTTAGTTATAAATAATAACTCCAAGTCAAATAAATTACAAGACCAAATATTTTGGTATAAAGCACAAAATCACAAGGATTTTCGTCTAGGATCCAAAGAGTTTTGGGAATTGTCAAAAAACCTGGATAGTGACGACGAAGATGAAATGTACGATCCAAATAGTGTACAAAAGAAGGGAGCAGGGCCTAAGATTAATGTAAAAAAAAGTAAATGGTAATTATTTAAATATACGTAATTAAATTAAATATTATCTCGAATTAAAGTTGTATAATAAGAATTATTTTTTCTGTATTCTTATTATATATAATTTATGGACGGTAAGACAAAACAGGGAAATAATATTAGTTTAGTATCTGATACATTTAAAACCGCAGGTGATAATAATAATATTGATAATATACCACCAAAAGAGACAATAAACAATATATCTAGTGATAAAGGAAAAAATATTGAATTTAAAAGCAAAAAAGAGTTTGTTATTTTTAAAAATCAGATAGATGCCATGGTTAAAAATAATTTGTATATTTTAAAAGAATGTAAAGAAAGTAAAAGATTATTAGACTTAAAATACGACACATTAAATAATTCTATTAATTATATTCAAATATCCGTTATATTCTTATCAACAATTTCTGGATTTATGGAATCAACCAAAACATATTTTGATACGCCTACGACAGCTGTATCTATTTCGGGTGTTGCTATTTCTACCTATATTAGTTTAATTTTATCTATTTCCAAATATTTTAAATTTGACGAGAGCAAGGAGCGAATTCACAATCTTAGAGAGAAATACTCTAATTTGCATAATAAATTAGAATACCGAATGGATGTATTAGGTCCATGGTTAAATGAAGCATTATGGGAACATCAAGATTGCGAAGCAAAATTGAAAGAATGGAACGAAAATATAGTCATAGTTATGGATGAAGAATATTTGACATTAATTGAAACAAAACAAGCATTATGTACTGAATTTGAAATTATTATGGATTCTACGAGTCGCAATCAATATAACATTAAAAATAAAAAATTAATTCATAATAATCGTCGTCAACTATTTCAAACAATGCGCGATGATTGGAGATTAGAGCAAGAGTTTAAAGATTCTAATATTCCACTTGATTTCAAAAGTTCAATCCCACTACCAGATGACGATTTAAATAATTGGGATGATCCATTATAATTATGAACCAATTTATCCCGGTTCAAGATAATGTATATACAATGCATCTAATTCGGGTATACTCCCTTCGTCAAATTTACCCAAACATTTTACATTTGATATTAATAAAGTATACTCTTGTTTAAATATGTAATTTCGTTGTGAATTCGGCACCCGCAATGTATATGATAAATACACAGTATGAGATTCAATACTACTAATTATAATATTTAAGAATATTCCACTATAACTAGTAATATAATATGTTATATTAATTACACCTGTTTTCAGTAACAATTCATTCATAGTTTGTATTAACCGGAATTTTGTATCTTTATATTGAATATTTTTTATAGATTTTGTTATTTTAACACAGTTTGAAGAATATCTTATAAGTTGGTCGTTTGTAAAAGGAACCAATAACGATGGATTAGTTTGTTTTAAATGAATATATTTTAAGAGGTAATGACAAATACAATCAGATAGTCGTCTAATAGGAGATGTAAAATGACAATACTCTGGAGCACCCACTAAATCGTGTGATTTAACAGTAGACATATATTCGGCTTTAATTCCATTCACTATTATTTCATTCAATAACTCTTGTCCAGTTATACCATTATAAACAGTATCTAACCAATCTTTAGCACTACATATTCGATATAAACCAACACCTTCGAAATTGATTTTTAAATATTCACCTATAAATGAATTCGCAAAAATAGCAAATTCTGCGATCATTTGTTTCATCATTCTTTCACTTGATATATCATTACATAAATAAGGTTTATTATTATGAAATTTCACATATGAATGATTCACTTCATTTAATACAACGCCTTTTGTTTTTCCTCCTCTTATTTCTTTTAGAGTCTCGCTAATTCTGCTAGCAGTATAGATTGTATCATTTGAATAAAATAATTTTCCAGCCTTTTCATAACTTAACGCATTTTCTTGTTTAACCTTTATCTTTGTAAATAATAATTGGATCTTTCCTTCGGGATGATGATTTTTCTTATTTATTTTTGTGACTACAGTGATGGCCGATTTTATATTTCCATATTGATTTACCATTAAACTAGACCTGTCTACAATCTCTTTAGGCATCATATGAATCGGTGATTTATTTGATGGATATTTGGTAACTATTCGTTGCTCAATATTATTCCATAATGAAGATTCTATATTAATATATTCTGTAGGATCAGCAATATGAATGGCTAAAAACAATTCTTCTTCTTTTTTATACACACTGAAGGCATCATCAGCATCCTCACAACCATCGGGATCAATACTATATGTATTAATATCTGTCATATCAATGCGGTCATTTATATTATAATTATGAGGTAATATGTTTTTGTTTATTAATAACGTATCCTCTTCTGTATTTCTTGCTGGTCCATAGAGTGGATTAACATGTAAGTCGTATATGTCATTATAGTTCATTATTGTAACAAATAATATATTTTTATATTATTTGTTAGATCATTATAATTTTTCGGTTAATTATTCATTTATTAACTGCAATTATTATTTATGCGGATTCTACATTAACATCTACAACATCAACATGACCATCACCATCAGATGACTTTAATTGAGACAAACCATGATCAGTATTGTCACTTGTTACAATATTTTCACCTTCAAATAACTCATTCTTGACATCCTCGAGTGTAGCATTTTTACCCATATTTTCTTCCTGGGTATTCATATTCGCAACAGATATTAAGTTACCATCTTCGTTTACAGTTTGAGTTAATTTATTACCAGACTCTTCTGCCTTTTTCTTATTATCCTCCATAGCCTGTAACTTAGTCTCTTTTACACGAGCATCAAATTCATCTTTGGCCTTCTCTTCATTTTTCTTTTTCTCACTCATTAGTTCATTCAATGTTTCTTCCATATACTCAACCTTACCAGTCTTGTATGCTTCAGGATGGAATGGAATCCATGTACCAACTGGACCGACATATATATCATGGTTAGGATCAACTTGTCTTAACATTTTACACCGGAGCTCTGCCTCTTGTTGTGTTGGGAAAACACCACGAACTTTAATGCCACGAACAGATGTTTGGAAGTCATGCTTTTCCCCAAACTCTTTGTCCAATCTCTCATCATTTTCGTCAGTGAAATTTTTATATTCATCACTAATATTTGACTTTATTAAAGATTCTTTTTCATCCTTCACAAACTCTTTTAAGTCTTCAGACATCTTGTCAAAATTAACATGGTACTTAAAAGATAAAAAATTCATAAATTGTGTGAATTTTTCCATGGATTTGTTAAAATCCCATGATTTGATAAATTCCTCAAACATAAACATATCTTTTTGCTTTAAAATTTGCTCAGGTGAAATGAATGATAAACATGCAAATTTTTGCCCAGCAATTGTTTTATCTTCATCTAATAAATCAACATATTTAGGGTTTTCCGTGCCATCGGCATTTGTTTTTAATTCGACTCCAGTAGGTTTAGAAAAACTCATTATAATTAGGATGATTATTAATATTTAAGTATTTTTACGAAGAAAGTTTAATTTATTTAATATAATCGAATATTATTCCCTTAAGTTGTACGATTATTATTTTTTCTTGTTAATTTATATAATGCTTGATATGTTAGATTTAGGTGAACTCGTTAAAAGAGCAATCAAATACCTTGTTGAAGGTTTGATGGTTGCTATCGCTGCTTACGCAATTCCCAAGAAGGCTCTTAACTTAGATGAGGTCTCTCTTATTGCTTTGACTGCTGCTGCCACATTTAGCATTCTTGATACCTATGTACCAAGCTTAGCAGTAAGTGCTCGTTCCGGTGCTGGTTTCGGTATTGGTGCCAATCTTGTCAAATTCCCTGGAGGATTTGCATAAACATCACATAAGTAATTAAAAATGGCATTTAATAGGATAGATATTGTATATAATAAAAATATTTATATTTTCATTATATTTTTCATAAAGCCACTTAATTAATGTCCTTTATTTTGGATTAATTCATACAATTATTACCATTTTCATAACAGGGTACATTATGTAATGTCCAATTACCTGGTACAGCAAAAGCACATGTTTTTTCTACTCCTAATTGATTTTCACCTAATACCAGTCGCAGAAAACCGAGTTCTCCCCAGTATGAACCCCATGAATTACGAATTATCCAATATTGCTTGTCAATTGTTTCATCATATCCCCATCCAACAATAGAGATAATATGATTTATCATTTTTAATTTATTAGGAACATTAAGAACCCCACCTTCATAATCATCTATTTCGGCAGCATTTATACCACAAGCTATAGGACCATTCTTATATATTTCAGCCATCATATTATTACTACCTTTAACAGCGCCATAACTCGCTATAGTTGCGTTTGGATAATATAAAATAGGATTACAAGTTCCACCATTAGAACTAAATGTATCACATGTTCTACAAATATTTACTGGTTTACATTCAAACTGATGTTTATCTTTACAAGCTTCTTCTTTAGAATCTGAACTACATGCTTGATATACCATACAATCTTCATATGGTATAGATCCATATTCGTGAATGGCTTTATATGTTGCTAAATGGTCCCCTCCATTACAGGAACCACCCATCTTACAATTCAATATAAACTGAATACTTAAATTGATATCTGGCCACATTGCTTTGCGTCTTATTTTTATTCTATCTGCTAATGAACTTATACTACCATGAGCCCAACACGAACCACAATATACCGGTATATGTTGATTCAGATTTTTTGTTAAATAATTAACACCATTCATATTTGACCATGTAAATGATTGTGGTAATTCTAAATCCATACTGTGGTCTACTTGGTATAACTCTGGATCAACCGTATGTATGTACTCGTTCATTCTAGCACTAACAGTGATAAAACTCAATAATAAAAATCGTAGAAACATTTATTATACTTATATATAATAAATGTTTTTATAATTACTACATTATTACAAATTTATAATATTTGTTGTTTTCCGTCAGTGTTATATATTTGTAACTAGTAAATAAACAATAACACATTGTATAATAAATGTGATTAACCCTAATATTAGGTATGAATTCTTTAAAATTTTTAATTCATTTACTTGGTTATCTGGGCACTCATCTATTTCAGTACATTTGTTAATAATAAAATTCATTCGTTTGTTATACGGAACCAGAGCGTAAATCATATAACACGTTGAAATAATTATTAAACCCATAGCTATTAATTTGGCTAAATATGGTTCCACTTTAATGGATTTTACCCTAGACATATGGTAGAATAATAGACTACTTGTCACCATGACCGTAGATACATTCAACCATTGATTTAATAATGATTCGGGAAAATAAACATTATCAGAGTAAGCCAAGTCCATATTTGTATACATTTTTTTAGCGTTATTCGTTATATATTTGTCCACATGACTACTCATATACTATTACTATCTATAATAAAAATTGATGTTAATTTTAATATCTAACGTATGACAAACAAATATATAAAAGATTAGTTTAAACTAGAATTACAAGTAAATTTATAGTATCATAATGAATTCGCCAATTATGATACTATTCCATAATAAAATTTGCCGTGAACTGATTGACATCATTCAATCGTATGTGCGTAATGATATAGCACACGAAGCCGTAAAAAATCACATAAGGTATTTATATTATGAACAGGATTTATATGATTCATTTGTATGGAATCATTATATTGACCCCAATTGCTATTGTTATATATATGACAAGTACACTTGTAAAAAAAGAGAATGTGAACATTGTTATATATATGAATACACAAATTATTACAAATTGCCTAGATTTATTACATGTATTACAAAAAATAGCCAATATAGTAAACTTGTGACAACATAAGCAATAACAGAATAACATTATTTACACATTTGGAAATTTATTAGGTAATTACAAAAGTTACATAAACAAATAGTATTATTATTTATATGTATGTTAGTAAAAATATTATTTTTTTACTTTATTTTTTATAATTTTATATCAGTAAATACAAATAATAATTTTGTATCATTTAATGGTGATGGTGGTGATAATATAAATGAAATTAAAACAAGACAATTACTATCATCCGATTATTTTAATTCTAATTCAGAAAATCAAGTTACTAGTAATCCAGATGAACCGCGATCTGTATTTGCAATAGACATGGACGGAGATGGTGATATAGATGTGTTGGTAGCCTCGAATCGTGATGATACTGTCGCGTGGTATGAAAATAATGGGTCGGAAAGTTT